AGTATATATATACTATCAACTTTAATCTTTTGAGTTTACTGAGAGACTTTTACAGCCTTTGCTTTTGAATTTTTGTGTTCACTGGTTGAGGTGCTTGGACTAGCCGTGTGTTAGTTGTTTCTTGGTTGACGCTTGATAGATTGTTGTTGAAAGAAAGGATATTATAGTGTTTTTATTACTATTTTATTACCAACAGTTTATTGAAAGTTGCTAGAGCTTTGCTCGCAAGTAAGACCTTTAGGTTAAGTCTTGGCTTAGGCCAAGCCCCTTGGGGCCCAGCTTACGGTAGTTAAGTAAATCTTAATTTGTCTGAGGACATTTTGAGTGCCTGACTTTTATTGATTGAGAGTGATCCAATCTAAAAGCAGAGGAAAATCTCCAGGTGAAATCGGTCGTGCACTTTGCACAATATCCTGAGAGTTGAAATAGTAATTTTGAATAAATTTTGGTGGACCTAATTGGTGAGAAGTAAATCTTTTCCCATAGATCGTGGTCCTGTACTCGCTTTAAACGAGGAGTGTTGAACTTGTTATTGTATAGTACAAACTAGTGTGTGGTGTCGTCCCTACTAGTCGGCTTTTGTCAGTGGGTGTAAAAGACCCCGGACGATTGTCCAATTTTCGGTACACTTGTGTACCAGCCGCTATTCTCAAAAGGAGTAGTGTCAGTTTCGCGTGAAGGCCAACTGCTTAACGGCAGCGTCTGATCGCACTTCTTTCGAGTCCTGCTTAGCTATCCATTGGAAACAGTGGACGTTAGGAGGTGGATTTGGGTTTCTGACCCGGCTAACGCCGAGGAAACTTTGCTTTTCTGTACGCGAGCTTTGCTCTGCAATAAGAAAAAGTTTAAAATAATTGAGTGTAATCAATTATTAAGTGGAATTCGACAGTTGAAAAAAGAAAAAACCTTTTTGTTGAATTTAATTGAAAAAGAATTTGAAGAATTTAATAAGATAAAAGAAAAAGAAAATAAGCCATAATAATGGTGCTGATTAATGTTATTCAGCGTGGTACTGCTCACCAAACTAAAGAATTTAAATTTGGTAGTAGTGAAGTTATTGATAGTAAAGTTGAAAAATTTTATATGAATGCTCCTCCTATTCATAAGTGTAGTGATGGGAGTAGTGATAAGGCTATATTACCATATTATTGTAGTGATGCAAAAATTTTGGAATATGGTCAATTTTATAATTTTAATAATAGAATAGATAATATGTATGTTAAGAGATGTAATGTTGTAGAGAGTCAGTTTTATACTAACTCATTTGTTTGTGATAGTGATAATGATGTTGTGTGTAATCCTATAGCAATAAAAGTAGATAAGGAAATTGTTTTTAATGCTTATATGATGATTAATAAAGTAAGTAATAATAAATGTATTAGTTTTGTTAGTCAGATGATTGATATTGTATTGGCTGCATATGGTATATCTAGTTATTGTAGTTCTTATAATGTTAAGAACTTGGCTGGATTGATTGCAGTATTGCCACCTCAGGTTTGTTTATATGAAACAAACCAGATTGGCGATTTTAATATAGTGTATAGCGAAAATGAGTGTGAAGGTAAAATTTTAGGACATGTTGGTATAATGTCTCATGGTGATCTGTATGCCACTGAATATAGCAACAGATGTAAGAGGAATTTTGTATTGGCTGTTAATGGAATGCCAAAGCAATGGTCTTTTGAAAATGAGGCTAAGATAGAAAATGTTGAAGGACAATATATGTATAATTGTAGTGAAATGAATGTTTTATTTACTTATAATAATGTTAAAATAGATAATGTTGATGTTGTGTTTAAAAGCCAGCAAAGGCAAAATTGGCCATGTGATGTTAAGACAGATAATCGTAATTATGTGTCTAACGTTGTGATTAGTGCTGGGTGTAAAAGTAGTGTTGTAAAAGAAAATTTTAATGAGAGAGTTACGGGGAGTATGATAGTGCGTAGTAATATCGCATGTCATCAAAATGGTCCTTGTGATAAATCAGTTGGTGGTTTTCGCAAGTTGACTACTCGTAGCCATAATAATAAATGTTTGTTTAAAATTTTAAATAGTTGTTGTGTATTTTGTAGGAATGATGTTTGTAGTTGGATGTTGAGGTCTGCTACAGACCCATTGTGTATAGATAATGATATCGTATTGATGTATTTACAGCGTGTGATTAATGTAAAAGCATGGTGTAATAATTGTATATTTAATATAATAGTTAATATAATGAAAGATTGTAATTGTAATATATTTTTTGGTGATAATAGAGAAGTATTATTTAGATGTATGTCACTTTGTAAATTAGGATTGCGCGACGAGCAAGTTGGTACACGGCAGTGTGGAGACTTGACTTTTAATGTACAACCTGATAAATTGTATAGTAATGTTGTTATACCAATTGTGAATAGACGATTGGATACTGATTTAGTTATACATCATTTGCATGAGTATAACGGTAATAAGTTAGATTATAGTAAGTTGTATTATAGTATTAATAATAATGTAGAATTGACTTATTTAAATGTAGAATGTTATGGTTATAGAATTTATGATTTTGTTGAAGGTGGTATTGAATTTATAGGTATTGATGAAAATGAAGAAGATGTTCAAGATGATAAAATTTTGCTGACTGATGAAGATATAGTTAATGAAACTGATCTTTTTGATTTCCTTATGTATGAAGAATATAAAGGAAAGCCAAATATGTATTGGTGTGAAAAATTTAATAAAAATGGTGTAATTTGTTTTGGTAATGGTGAAGAATGGACTCGCGTTGGCAATGCTAAAGAGCAAAGACAACGCCGTAGGAGACGTAATATACCAGAAAAACGAATTTTAGCTAAGACTGTACAGATAGGAAATAATAATGTAAATTGTTGTTGTTATAAAAGTGGTAGTAACGAATATGTTAAGTATTTGTATGATAATGGTGATAGTTATATATTTAAAATATTTAGTGTAGGTAATGGGTGTTATATTCCTTTTGAAGAAGAGTTAGAAAAATGTAAGTTGCGAGATATTGTATATGTTAATGGTAAAGAGAGTGAATATGATGTGAATATATTTAATTGTCAAGATATAACTAAATTGCGTAATAGTAATTTGGTTAGTGTAGATAAAGCTTTGTGTATTTTTGATATTCCAGGGGCTTTATATTATGTGCGAAGTGGTGGACACTTTATAATTTTTGATTCAGGTAGAGGTATTGATATAGCTACTGGGAAAAAGTGTGATAAAATTAACTTTTCCCAGGTTGAGGCAGTATTTTGTGAAAGTTATTATAAAAACTTATTGATGTGTTATGTTAATGTATTATGTGGTGTTTTATTTAATGAGATTAATAGTTTGGTGTTAGAGTTTTATGATGCCTTTTCTATTGTGTTAGCTAATTTTAAAGTTGAAGTTCAGCAGGAAGTTGAAGAGATTGTTGAGGAATTAGACTATGATAATGATATGCGGTGTGGATTTAACCCTAATGTAGCAACTGATAAAATAATTGAAGCTCAATTAAATCGTGAAAAAGATAGATTAGATAATGAGAGAGAAAGTCAGGAAAAGAAGTTAAGAGTAGATGATGGTGTTTTAAAAGTGGAAGATAATGTGAGAAATGAAGGTGTTAAAGTACAAAGTCGACTGAAATTTGTAGTTGATAGTAAATATACAAAGTGGTTGGCTAAAACTTTAGAGAGGATTGATGTTTTGACACCTGGTGATGTGTCTAATAGAGGTTATACTGAGTTTGATTATTTTAATATAAAATGTTGTTTAGTTAGTGGTTGGTTAAATTTTAGTGCAGATAAAATAGTATATTATTTTAATGTTTTGACTAAGTATAGTCATGATAATTTGTTGAAGGCCAATTTTTATAAATTAATGTATTGTATGTGTAAAGGTTTGAAGAGTAAACGTTGGTGTTCTATATTGTTAGATATTGAGCCACGTCTTAAAGGTTATAAGTTGATAACTATGACTGATGGTGAATTTAGTAATTGTAAACAAGAGTTGGCCATACGTTTGAGAAATGGTGCAACAATGGATAAATTTTTAGATGGTGTAGAAATGGTAGAAGGTAAATATCAACCTCGCCAATTTGTTAAGCAAGTTGATAATGTGTTGAATACTGATAATTTTTATAAGTGTGATTTTAATATTGAGAAAATGGCTAGTCAATTTGGTGAAAGTGTAGTTGAAGATTGTTTTAAGGATATGTATAAAGGTTGTATAATTGAGAATAAATTTAAGATTAGACAGTTTGATTGGGAAAAAGTAGATAGGCCTTTTAACCTGTTTAAAAAAAGTGATAAAATTGTAAAAAGTCAGTGTGAAATTGATTTTGAAATTAGAGTTGATGAAATTAAAAGTTGTAATTTTAATAATATGTGTATAAAGAAAATTGATTTAAAAGAGTCGGATAATGCTTATTTGCGTTTGATGATAGGTTATGGTGTTGTAGATTGTGGTATTAATTTATTTTTGGATTATTATTTTTCAGTAGATGAAATTTTGAGAATTGCTATGGCTAGTGTATTGTATCCATATGCTGTAGCAAGTGATTCAGAGTTTTTGATTGATTTGTGTTATAAATTTGATTTTACTTTAGTAGGTAGTGATATGACGTCAGATTATGAACGTCGTTTAGAAGGTTATGATGATTTTCTTAAGTTGCGTAAAGATTTATTTTATAATTTAGAAACTATTGAGTTTATTGAAATAATTGAAGAGAGTAGTAATAATAATGTAATTGATGAGAGTAGTTTTTGTATTGTTGAAGTTGGTTTAGAACAAGTTGTTAATCACTTGAATAACAGTGTTGTTATTTATGATGATGAAGATGTTGATGATGAATATGAAGAAAGGTGTAATTGGTTTGGTAAAGAAAAAGTGCATAGAGATTTATATGAAAATATTAAAAGTAATTTTATAGGTAGTGTTTATGAACGTATGTGTGATAATGAAGTGTTAAGTAATGGTGATATTAATGTAGATGGTGTACAGGTAGATGATTTAGTTGATAAAGTTTATAATGAAATAAGTAATTTATGTGGTAAAGCAGGAGTTGAAGGTATGACGCCTGAGGTGGTTAAGCAATTGTGTGGTAATGAGTTGAAAAATTTAGGTATACAATTTCAAGTAGATAGTAAAGCTCAGGAAGAKAAAGTACGTAAAGCTGAAGAGGCACGTAAAGCTCAGGAAGAGAAGAAAGCTCAGGAAGAGAAGAAAGCTCAGGAAGAGAAGGTACGTAAAGCTGAAGAGGTACGTAAAGCTCAGGAAGAGAAGAAAGCTCAGGAAGAGAAGATGTGTCAAGTTGAAGAGGTATGTGAAATAAAGGGGGGTTTGAAGTATGTTGATGAAGTTGATGGTTTATGTGGAAGTCAAGATTGTAAAGTTAATAATTTGAAACGAGTTAAAAGTAGTTTAGAATTAATTAGAGGTAATATAAAGAGTGTTAATAGAGCTAATAAGTCTGGTAAGCAGACTGAATTTAATTTAAAGTGTGATTTAGTATTTGATTTTGGTTTTAAACCAAAGCGGCCACCAGTTAGTGACTATAGTAAAGCTTTGAAACAGTTTGGTGTTGTTTCTAAAGATTTGAAGGTTTGTAATAAAAATTTATGGTATTATGGTTTTAATAAGTGGATTGGCCGAGTAGATAAAAGTGTTGATATATATTATTGTAAGAGTAGTAGATATTGTGTAGATGTTTTAGATTTATATGAAGGTGTGGATTATAATTACGTATTGTTGAATAGTGATGGTGGTAGTAATGTTGAAGATTTTAATAGTGTAAACAAAAATATGCGGCTTAATTTTGCACTTTTAGTTTTAAATTTAGGTTTACAAGATAAGTTTATAAATATTTTTGATAGCGTAAGTTTTATATGTAATAATGAAATTTGGAGTGTTTTAGATTTTAATATTTTAAAAGGTAATAAATTGAATGTATTAGATTTTTGTTTAGCATGTCCTTATGGTAATAAAATTGGTGATAATATAGTTAATTGTAGTGGTGTATCACTACTATATGATTGGTTGATGGTGGTTTTGGGTTACCCAGCATTTGATATAGTTGTTGAAGCTCAGGCTATTGAAGACTATATTTTAAGTTGTTGGATGATTAAAAGTGGTTATAGTTTAATAGATTGTTTAGGTAGTGGTAGTTATGGTACATGTTATTTAGTTAGTAAAGACGGTGTTAAATATGTTGTTAAAATGCAAAATGATGATAAGAGTCATAATAATGAAGTTGACTCTTTAATATATTTAAGTAATACAGGTATTTGTGATGTAAATTATATAGCTAGTTTTGAATGTCATGAATTAAGTTGTTATTTGTTATTAATGTCTTATGTTAATGGTATTACTTTAGATGATGCTGTTAATCAAAATATAGTTGTTAATTGGTCTGTGGATGAGAAAGTAATATTTTTAAAGAAGTTGTTGAATCAAGTTTATTTGTTAAAGTATGGCTATAATATAGACCATAATGATTTACATTGTAGTAATATTTTAGTAGTTAATAATGAACCAGTAATAATTGATTATGGTATGAGCCGTAAAATTAGTAGAGATTCAGATGAGTGGATAGTTGGTTTTATGGTTGATTGTTTTAATGTAGTATTGAATGATTTTCGTGGTGAAAGTGATATTTGTGCTATGGTAGATAGATATAGTAGTTGGACTATATTTAATTTTATGTATTGTGAATTGTTTAGTGATAGTGTTGAGGTCTTGAGTAAACATTTTAAGTTTCTCGACCGTTATAATGTTTTTAATAATGTATGTTTTGATAAAGATGAAGTAGATAGTTTTAGGTTAGTTGATGTTGATAGTAATTTAGTATGTAGTAGTTTTGGTAGTAGTATAAAAGTTAGTTATGATAATACACAATTTGGTAAATATGGTTATAATACTATATATGATGATTTTGTTATGTTTGCTAGTGGTAGTAATAGTATTTGTTATATTAAAGATAATGTTGTAGTTAAAGTAATTATAGTAGATAAATGTGATAATGTAGCTGCTTTTCAGGAAGTGGAGCATATGATGCTCTTTTCTAAATTTAGTCCTAAAGTGTTGAATAGTTTTGGTAGTGATAAGCATTTATGTATTGTAATGGAAAAAGCAAAGGGTGATCAATTGAATAGTTTTAAGTGTAAATTTGATGATAATGATAGGAAGAATTTTAATTTATTTATGGTAAATTATGTTGTAGAAAGTTTAAGGTTTGGTGTTTATCATGGTGATTTACATGGTAATAATGTATTTTATGATAGAAATAGTGGTTATTTTAGTATTATAGATTATGGTATTTGTGTTGATAGTAGTAAGCGACATTTATTTTTAGCTGGGTTGTTATTAGTGCAACATAGGTTTTATAATAAGGCAAAGTTGACGTATATGTCAGCCGTGTTGTGTGTTATGTGTTCGTTAGGTTATAGTGATTTGACTGAGTTTTTATCTAGTTTAATAGGGCGTACTATGTTTCCTATAGGTGAGAATATTGTTCAAACGCGGTATATGTTTGACGATGGGTTATTTGTTCAGCTTTGTAATGTTTTTGTTGATTATGAAGATGTAGGTAAAATTTTGTTAGATCAGATGGTTAATGGTTATGTGACAGGTGTTAAACGTACTTTAGTTTTGTATAAGAAAATGCCTGGGACGAATTTATTGAATGTGTTAAAGTGTTTTAATATAAAATGTATTGTTAGTAAACGTAAGTTAGGTTATTGTTTGAGTAAAGATGATGTTCAGACTGTTAATAAATTTGATTGGTCTGATATTTTAATTATTAAAGAATGTTTAAGTTATAGTGATGTTAGTGAAAGTAAGTGTATAAAACGTAATAGTGATTGTGGAGTATTTGAAAGTTATTCAATGAAAGAAATTTATTTAGTGTTAGATAAAGGTAAATATAAAAATAAATTTGATAAAGATTTATTTTTTAGTTGTAGTTATATTTTTAAGGCAGATGTTGATGTAAATATGTTGCGAGTAAGTGGTGTTTATCCAAATTTAAAATTGTGTGTTGGTAATGTTTATAGTAATGTAGTAGTACCAGATGTTTGGACTGCTATAGAAGTAGAGAAGTTTGCATTAGAAGTAGAAGTATTGTTAAGTTATGCTCCATTGAAGTTACAGACAGGTAGACAAGTGTGTGATTATTCGCTTTTTAAGATATTGCAGATGAGTTCTAAACCTTATGAAGTTAAGTTGTTTAATAATAGTTGTTTTGTTAAAGCAGTTGAAGCTGTTATTAAGCCAATGGGATTATATTTTACTGATGTTGCATGTCAACAGTTGCAAAATGCTTATAAGAATTTGCAGGGCGATGCTATTGAACTTTGTAGTTCGGTAATGCCAAGTCCAGTTGTAACGATGCAGTGTGAAAAATGTAAGTATTTTAAGACTACTATTAATATTTTAGATAGATGTTGTAATAATTGTGTATGTAGTAATATGGGTGATTATTTAATGTTACGTGAAGGGCCAGAAGCTACAGATATTGTAGGCGTTAAAACTGAAGGTGGCGTAGATGTGTATCAACGTTATGCATTTTTAAGTTATAGCGGTAATGGTACAGAAGGGCATTGGATAGCTTATGTTAAATCTGGTAAACAATGGCGTAAACATGATATGGGGCGTGTTAATATAATGTATAGTAATAATAAAATAGGTGGCCAAGCCAGTATTTATAAGCGTATTATAGGTGAGAATAAATCTGGTAAAGTAGGTTTGAAAGTTGTTAATAGTGATGTTTGTAGTATAGAAACAGATTATGTTGTAAATAGTACAGGTATTAATTTTAGGCCAGGTGGTGGTATAGATAAAGTTATTTATAGTAATGCTAATGATAAGTATAGGGCTGGTCATGATGAATGTTATAATATAGCTATTAGTAATGGTTTGGGTAATTTTTGGCCAAAGTTGATTACTAATACATCTTGTAATAGTTTTAAACCTAAAAATGTTTGGTTGTTTACTGTTAATGTAGACGATTATAAGCAGAGTTTGAATTTGGGTTTGCAGTTTATGTTAGCTATTAGTGATAAGTTAGTTATTCCACCAATAGGTTGTGGAATTTTTGGTTGTGATATAGAAGTATTTTATGATGTTGTTAAACAGTTTAGTGATTATGATTTGACTATTGTTACTAATGATGTTAGTCATTATAATTATTTAGATAGGAGTATTCGTAGTGATTATAATTTAGAGAGTTATGATGTTAATGCTAGTAGAGCAGGGGTGAAGTTTTTCAAAAATTGTAAAACTCAGTTTGTAGTACAAATGCGTGAAGTGGCTAATAAATTTATAAATGTTTGTGAGGAAGCAGTGGTGTTAGATTTAGGTTGTGGCCGTGGTGCTGATTATACAAATTTTAAATTGAATCAGAAAATAAGTAGTGTATTGTGTGTAGATAATAGTTTAGAAAGTTTAAAAGTTTATCAGAATAAGTGTAAGCATAGTAAGTTTCAATTTTTTAATTTTGATTGTAGTAGTAAAGCATTTGGTGTTTGGTTGAAGGATATTAAATATGATTGTGTGTTTACTAATTGTAGTTTGCATTATTTTCCTAAAAATTATGGTTGTAAACAATTTCATATAGTGCCATATTATAATGAGAGTACTTATGGCTCTTTTATGGATGAGTTTGATGTTAAAGATGTAGTAAAGTATGAAGATGGTTGTAGTCATGTTATGCAGCGTGTTGGTTTAACTTTTAGTGAAAGGTTGTACGACTTGAGTTATTGGCAGAGGTTGTTTCCAGATGCTTATATGGTTGATTGTTATACTTATTTGTCTATGTTTAATGTTGAGGGTTTAGAAAATATTTTGTATAATTATATGGTTATAGTTGATGGTTATCCTAAGCCTGTAGTTGTTGAAGAAAGTGATGAAGATGGTAGTGAGACGAGTTGTTCAGTTTGTAGTGGGACATGTGATTGTACTAGTAGTGATGAAGATATGTTTGGGCCTAAGCCATCAAAGTTGATAGGTAATGAACATTTGATAGGCAAAATTGGAGTTGATCCAAATGTGGGTGTTTTGTCACTAGATAATGAAGGTGATAATGTTGATATAGAAGATGGTAGTAGTGGAGAAGTAGATTGTGTAGATTGTTTAGTCCATGGTGAGGTAACAGTGGATTTAGATATGTTGGGTGTTCAATATGGTGTTAATTTTGTTAGTAGTGTTGACAATCAAGAATTTTGTGTTGATGGTTGTGGTGTGTGTAAGTATAGTTTACACCAAGTTGCTGGAGTTGATATGATACAGTTGGCTAAATATTTGAATGGTAGTTTGTTGTCATATTCTAGTACTAAAGCCGAGCATGTAGTTGTAGGGTGTTGTATTAAAGGTCAAGTTTATATAGCACCTGATAAAGCTACTATGGATATGTTTGAGGTGTTGGAAGTGTTAGATGATGTGTTTTATACAACAGATATGGCTCGTTTAGATGTGGGTAAACCTGTGTTGATATTGTGTAGTAATAAGATGTATGGTGAAATATTGTATAATACATTTAGGAAGCGTGGTATAAAGAAAGTTGCAATATATAAACATGAAGTAAATAATTGTTATATAGGTTATGATTTTAGTTTTGATTTTAAGCTTTATTTTAAGCCTTATGATGTTGTTAAAGATTTATTTAAAAATGTTGAATATCGTATAGTAGATGGTGTTAATGCTCATACTTTGGTTAGTAGAGATAATGGTGATGTTGTATTGCAAAATTATTATAAGTCATATGGTGGTAATAAGTTAGGTGCTTATAGAGTAGTAGGTGAGACTTATTGGATTAATTATAAGTATGGTATAGGTCCTGATAGCTATAATGAGGCTATTGGTGATAGAATTATTGGTGGTGATGTTGATTGTTATATTCGTAGCGTTGTTTTAAGTTGTGGTCGAACTATTAAGTTGTTTTATTGTAATAATTATGTTAGTTGTTATGAAGGAGATATTAAGTTGTTTGATTTTAAAACTGATAATGATGACGTTAATTTTAAAAAATTGGAACGTCATTTTGATAGTGAGATTGTTAGTTGTACATTATTAGGTTGTTATGGCGTTAAACCGCAAGTTAGTAGGTTTGATAAATATATTTATTTAATACCTTTGTTGTTGTTATTTATGGTACCATGGTATTATATTGTAGCTTTGTTTTGTATTTATTGTTGTATGTATATTCCATTATTTGTTGTTAAGAAAACTTTGAGTGTAGTTACTGAATTTTATAATAATATACGATTTATGATAGTTGGTAATGTTGCTGCATATGTTAAGTTATCATTTGATGTTTTGGTTGTTGTTGTTGATGTTGTACTTATGTTGTTGGGATTGATTATGTTTATTGTGTTTATTCGTTGGTATCATTATGATAATGTTGTTATAGATACGACTAAACCTAGTTATTTTAGTTTTTTTCAATTATTGGCAAGTAAGCTTAGGTTGATACCTGGTTTGGATGAGTATCGTAGTAGTCTTACATTGGATATGTTGTGTAATGGCAACTATATTTGTCAGTGGGGTAGGCCTTATAATCATCATTATTTGAATGAATATGTTTATTATAATACTGTCAAATATATTCCAGTGTGGTTGCAAGGTGTTAAAACTTTGTTGAAATATACACCAGTGTCTTTGGTTTTTATAGGTTTAGATTTGGATTTGTGGCAATTAGTATGTATTAATTGTTTGTTTGTATTATTGTTTGTGTTATGTGTTAGGCATAGTAGGCCATGTTGTGATGTAACAGGGCCATATTGTCCTCATCATGCTAATTTGACTCGTGGTAATTTTAGTTGTTGTATTGAAGGACGCCAATATTATTTTAATTGTGCTCGTAATAATTTTTGTAAAACACATAATTGGTGGTGTGAGCATAATGGCTATCATTTGCTGCCAACTTTTTTTGTTAATATTTTGAATCAGACTTATAATATTAAACGAGGTTGTGTTAAAGGTGATAAGTATTATCAGTTTGTTAATGTGGTTCCTGATTGTCCGTTGCCAAGTATAGGTAAAGGTTTTAATAAGAATAAAGTGTATAGTGTAGATCATTTGAGTTTTGCAACTTGGAATAGTTTGGCTGCTTATTATGCGTATATTTATGGGGGTTTAGTTAAAATAGCTACTATAAATGTAGATGATTGTAATAGTGATGATGTACAGTTGACTAATAGTTTTAAAAGTGTGTTGTTGAAAGTTTTACCTAAATGTTATCATAGCTATATTATGGCTGTTAAAGAAGGTGATGTTAATAATATACATATTAATTTTTTTTCTAAATTGTCTGTTGATATACAGCAATTTATTCGGACTTATAGTAGTCAGTATACAGTAAAAGTTTATTATACTAATGTCTTGTATGATGTGACTTATGATGGTTTAATTCCTAAAGAATTTGATTTGCAGGGCACTAAGGCTTTTTTTCATACTGCCTTGATTAATTTGGATAGTTATGGTATGATGATTAAGGGTGATTTAAAACGTTTGGTTCGACAATATGATTATGAAGTGTGTAATATTAGTGAAGTTAGGCGAGATGGTCGTTATGGATGGTTGAGTTATATTTTTGGATGTTTTGTGTTTTTATTCGTTTTGTTGGTTTGTTTGTTACCTGCAATTCGTTATAATGGTAAATTTGCAGGTTTGAATCCATCTGGTAAGTCTTGTAGTAAGTGTCCGTTATATTATAGTACTAGTATTGGTAAGCCAGTGACTTTGGCAGGTGGTAATGTTGTTCAGGCTTATTTGTATGGTAATGGTACATATAGTTTTAATAGTGTTGTGGTTGTCCCTGAGGTTACTGAATGTGTTATGCCAAAAGTTTTTGTTTATAAACGTGAAGTTCAATTAGATTGTGGTGGTGTGTTTCCACATACTTTAGATTTAGGTTTTCTTCAAGTATATTTTATGTTACATAAAGGGTTGTTTTATACTCCTATTGGGTCTTATGATGTTGAAGAGGCGTTGACTTGTATTAATGTTATGGGTTTTGTGCAATGTCATGCATCCCCTTTATATTTGTCTGTTACAAAATTTGTTATTTATTTGAGTGCTTTATTATTATTTTTAGTGGGTGTATTGTATTTATATATGAAGTGTGTACGTATATTTGGTGTTTATACTTATGATATTGTGCAATTGTTTGTTATGCACGCATTAGTTTGTGTAGCGTATTATGTTAATCCAGTTTGTGTTTTAATAGTGGTTTTTATAGGTAGTTTTGTTAGTGTTATTAAACCTTTTATTTATTATGCTTATGTATTTTTCGTTTTAAGTTTTGTTTTTGGATGCCCTTTTAGTGTAATGGTTATTTATGGTAGCTTTTATGTTGCTTATTTTATTTTTAAAGTGTCTATGGCTAGTAAAGGTGTAGATATAAATGCTGAGGGTGTTGTGTTTAGTTCAGATTATAGTTTGATTGCACGATCAATATTTTTTGTGCAGCCCTCAGATTTGTATAAAGTTGCGTTGGCTACGGGTAAGACTGTAGAGGAGATAGTAGGTTTGGCTAAGGGTCCTCCAGCAAAGTTAGAATGTTCGTTGGCTTTAGTTTTATGTAAGGCCCATACTGAAAATCGTGTTATATTATATGAAGGTTCAAAGTTTAGTATGCCAGTAAAATTGCAAAGTGTGTTGATACGTGCAGCAGATTATGTTATTCCAACATCAGTTAGTAATATTGCAACGTTTGTGTGTGATGGCATTGTTATAGGTCATGGTATTTTTACATCTCCTACTACTGTGTTGACTGCAAGGCATGTTGTTAATGGGCATGTTATGGTATGTTATGGTGGGAATTGTATACCCATTTTGAAAACAAAGGAGTTGGGTTTTAATGTTATATGTGTAGTTTCAGCACAAAAAGTTAAAGAAGTTGCTATGACACGTTTGAAATATAGTTATAATAATAACTTAACTCATTTTACAAATAGTAATGGTTTGCGTTTGCATAATGTTTATATGGGTCCATCTGGTCATATACCTTTTGCTGATACCTTTCCGGGTGAAAGCGGTTCGCCAATATTTGATGGTAGTGTACTTGTAGGTATACACCAAGGTATAGTTCAACAGGGTGGTGTACATGGTATAATAACTGATCCTTTTGGCGTACCTTATGATGATAAATTTCATGATGTACAAGGTACAGTTGGCCAAGTTAAGTTTTCATCGAATAGGCATTTTGAATCTTTAAGTAATGTAAAAATGTATGTAGCTAAAGAAATTTTTGTTACTCAATTAGAAGAAGTTCGTCAGTTATATAGTAGTAAACCAATGTTTGATGATTTTGATAGTACTATTTATAATGTAAATGATGCCTATGATTTAAGTGGTGTCTTAAATAGTTTGAAAGCATTAGTAGTGGTGAAGCCATTATTTTTACCACAGTTGCAAAAAGTGGGTGTAGGTAGTGGTTTTTCGTTGACTTTTAGTAGTATATTTGGTCTTTGGTTGGCATTGGTATATGGTGTTGATTTTATGTTAGATGTTGATAAAGATATTTATAATTTGTTGATTAGTGGTATTTTATGTTTGTGTGTAACTTCAATATTTAGGTTCCGTAACTCTTTGTTTACTATAACTTCAGGTTTGTTTATAATATCTAAGTTAGATCTGTTTTTTAAATTGGTTGTAGTTGGAATGTTAGATTATAGTTATATCTCTGTGCATTTTAATTTATATGATACTATGTTGATATTTTTATTGTTTAGTTTTGTAATTTATAAGTTTTATAATTGTTTTATGACATCTATGTTATGTTTGTGTTGTTATGTTGGGTATGTTTATTTTTATGGTTTTACATTTTATAGTTTTAGTGTATTTATTTATATAGTAGTTGCACCATCATCTATTTTTACAGCTTTGTCATTGTATTGTTTGTGTAGTGGTATTGCTTATTATTGGATATTGGTTAATGTTTTGTTGTCACTTCGTATTGTTATGCCTAAATGGCTTAAAGTGTTTTATGGTAATTTGATTAGTGATGAATTGTATGTTCCTCACCGGTATTTATGTAATTATTATGCTGTAACTGGTAATTATCCAAATTATTTGCAGTGTTTTGTTAGTATGTTTTTATATGATACAACTGATGTTGTTAAATTTAGACCTCAGAGTTTTAAATTTTATAGTAATGTGGTTTTGGGTATGTTTACAAAAACTAATAATGTTGCTGCAAAGTCTGCAGCTATGATGGTTGATGATGATGAATTGAAGCTTAATTTTTTACTTGAAGCATTGCAGAATATAGGAGATTGTGAGTTGCAAGCCCAAAATTTTATAGATGCAGTAGGGTGTATGTCTGAAGTGGATAAGTTGAATAGTTTGTTGGAAACTTTAGATTTAAATGTTAAAGATGATAGGCGTAAGTATAATATTGTTAAAAACCGTATTGCTTTTTTAACAGCTCAGGAAAAGAAATTTTTGAAACAAATTGAATTGATGCATCAAGATGAATTGAAATTGTTGGTTAGGTCAGAAAGTGTGTTAAAGTTAACTAGTGTTTTAAAAAATGCAGTGGAACGATTGATTGAGAGTAGCTGCTTGAAGTATAAGAACTTTGGTAGCGGTATATTGGCAGCGTCAACAGTTAGTAATAACTCAGTTTTGAGTATAATAGATAATAGTGCTCCTATTGAAGTTTGTTTTGGCGAAGAAGATAATGTTATTATGATGAATGATGAGAGTAAAAGTTGGGTGTTTGAAAGTATTAAAACCAATAGTGGTGATATTGTTGATAGTGATGTTAAGTATGATAGTTTAAAAGCATCAGATTATCCATTGTTAGTAAAATTGTTAGTTCCAGTGTTGGATTTGCAGGCAAATATTGGTTATGTAGTGAAAGATAGTGATATAGTTATTAAGGATAGTGATGTTTATTATAAAGATAGGTTAGTGTTGAAGAGAAGTGAAACAGGTAATGGTGATGTAAAGTTTACAATTAAAGGATGTGTTTACCGTTATGATGTAGTTGGTAATGTTATACCATCAGTTATGATGTGTATTATAGAAAAGTTGATGACAGTTAGTTTTGATTTACAAAGTATACGTTTAGGTGGTATACCAAATACTAAAGATCATGAAGCAATTAGTGATTTTCCTAAGCGTTGTGATGGTTATGTAACTTATTTAGGTGAGAGTGTTTGTAATAACTGTTGTTTGGGTTATGATCATGATTGTAAGCTAAAAAAGAAATTTGTTCAGGTACCGAATGATTATATTAATAACCCTATGGGTTTTGTTAGTAGTACGGAAGTTTGTAAACATAATAAGTTTAAGTGTTGTGGTGTAAATTTGCAAGCTGTTAAGTTAAAATTGACGCCTAATAAAAAGTATTTAATGTTAAAACAGCAGTTAAAAAACGTATAAAATCTGTTACAGGCCAGGTTGTGACAGATTTGGTTGTTAATAGTGTTCAGTTTAAAACCTGGTTTAATTATTATGATGTTATAGATAGTGTTTGTGATAAGCATTATGTTAATGTGAATAGTAATGATAGTGGTATATTTGAGTTGTGTAAGATGCGTACTACTAATTGTGTTATAGGTGGTAAAAATTATATGTTGAAAAGTTGTACTGAGGAGCAGTGTGATATTGAAATGTTTTATTATAATAAGTTGTTGGGTAAGGTTAATATGCCGAAACATTGGAAGATTAAAGTTGGTCAAGGTTTTTGTTTGTTGCGGGGCCCTGTTACTCAGTTTAGTTTAGGTGATTATGTTTATAAATATTTTATGGGTAAAGAACCTATTTTAGTTGATAAAGGTGATGGATTGTCTGTTATACAGAGTAGGAAATTTGCTGTAGATACTTTTGTAGATGAATGTTTTGATAATTTGAATTTATTGTTTGTTAATCAAGAATTATTAGAAGGTTATATTAGTTTAGATAATGTTGATTGTAATGGTTTGTTGTATGATTTTGATGATTTTGGTAAAGGTGTTAAGCCTAATTTGAATATTATGTTGGCTGATTTTTGTATGTATTATTCACAATTTAATTTGGAACCTAATAAATATTTTAGTTTTTGGTTTCCTAAGGATTATGATAATTTATTACACGGTAGTTGGTGTGATAAAGTTTTAGCACTTAATAATAATATACTTAATGCTAGTAGTAAAGCTACTGAATTGTTTATAGATGTAGATAGTTCGTTGACATATGGTTATTTTAACGAGTTGTTTGGTTTTATGGAAGTTGACCATAAAAAGATAAGTGATTGTGAGCAAGCATTACAGTATTTATATTATATGCAGGATCCAGCAATAAGATCTTTGAAACCAGTAGAATGTATTAGTAGTACTATTAGTTGTGTTAAAGATGGAGATTTGAAAAATGATCAGTGTAAACCAGTTTATTATAATTTAGAAGCTTATGAAGATTTAGTTAAGCGTGGTGTAGATTGTGATGCGTGTTTAAAGTATGGTTATTTTCAGGGTAGTGCTAGTGATGTTTTGAGTGATTTTAATTATTATGTTTATCAGGGTAATTTGTTTATGCAACCGCATATTTTAAAATTTTTGTATAAACGTGTTTTAAAAGATTTTAGTGTTGTTATGACTAGTGAACGTTATAGTTATTATGATTGTAAGCCAAATAAATCATCTTTGGGCCCTTCTCATGAAATATTAAGAGCGTTGAAACAAGATGAGGTGTATGGTGTTTTGTCTATGGAAGTTATTGAGGATTTAGTAAAATTGGCTCAAGAAACACCATTAATGTTTACTACTAAGGTTTCTGCAAAGTTTGCATTAACTGCTAAAGCACGGGCTAGAACTATAGCAGCATGTTCAATGTTTGCGTCTACGTTATTTAGGGCTTGTCATAAACCGGTTACTGCTAATATTGTTAATAAATCTCAGAGTGCTGATTTGCATAGTTTGATTGGTGTGTCTAAATTTTATGGTAATTTTGATAGTTATATTAAGCGTCGTTATGGTAGTTTGGATAATTTTAAAGTATTTGGTAGTGATTATACAAAATGTGATAGGTCGTTTCCATTAGTTTTTAGAGGTTTAGCAGCAGCTGTGTTATATGAATTAGGTTGCTGGGATAGTGATAATTATTTGTTTATTAATGAATTGCAGGCTTTTATGTTAGATTTTGTGTTGGTTGGTGATGCTGTTTATCAAAAGTCTGGTGGTACTTCTTCAGGTGATGCAACTACTGCTTTTGCTAATACAATTTATAACCATGTGGTTCATTTGTATGTTCAGTTGGTTACGCTTGTGACAGAACCCGTTGGTATTGATCAGAGCGTACTTAAGGCGGCAGCAGTAAAGTTGTGGCAGACTGGTGATAGTGATGTGTATGATTTATTATTGGATGAAGTTAATGGTTTTGATTATTGTTTTAATTTTCTTAGTGATGATAGTTTTATATTGACTAGGCGTGATGATGGTTTGTTAGATATTTTTAATTGTGTAAATTTTAGTCGTAGGTTGGAAACCTTGTTGCATACTAAAGTTGATGTAACTAAGGCTTGGCAGTCGGATGGTATACATGAATTTTGTAGTAGTGAAATTAAACAAGTTGATGGTGTATATCAGTATGTTCCAGATAAGAATAGAATTTTAGCAGCTATGTTGATAACTGGTAAAGCAGTGGATAGTGATTTAGAGTTGGTTCGTCTTAGTGCTTTGTTGAGTGAAAGTGTTATATTTAGTAAATTAGATCCAAAATTTTGGGATGCTATTTTTGGCCATTTTTATTATAAGTATAATGATTATTTGGCTAAGTATGGTAGTTGCCCATTGCCTGAAAGGTTAGTTGATGAAAATTTTTATAAAAGTTTAGTGTTTTCTAATGTTAGAGATAATTATGATTTTTTTCAGTCTTATGTTGGTAATTTTGAATTGCAAGCTAGTGAAGTTAAGACTTGTTATTGTTGTAGTAATATTACTGTGGCCACGTGTGTTAGTTGTCCTGTTGAGTATAGTTTATGTGCTAGTTGTGCTTATTTGCACTTTTGTGAAAGTGGCCATTTAGTTACACATTTAGCAAAATGTATGTTTAGTGGTTGTTGTGAAAATGATCCTAGTATTATGAATTATTGTGTAACAGCTACTGATATTAAGACTTTTTGTAATGTTCATAAGGTAGGCCTTAGTTTGCCAACTTTAGATCATGTTAATAGGTTGTTACGTATACCTTATGCTAATAATTGTGTTTATCAGAATGATAATGTTTTGGCTTTGAGTGTAGTTATTGAAAATATTAAAGATTTGGATTTTTTCTTTTGGGATGATGATAAAACAGTAATGTTTAATAAAATTCGTTTGTTACATGATAGTTATTTAGTTAGTCAGTATAATAGTGATAATGAGTTAGATTGTGTTTATGAAGTAGTAGATAGTAGTAAGAATTTAGTTAAAATTTTAACAGTTAAAGGTTGTGATCCATTATATGGGTTTACGACATATTGTAATATAAAGGATGATAATGGTAGAATTATGTTGAGGTGTACTGTTGATCCTGTAGGTAATGGTGTTTATTTATTGACATTTGTAGATAATGGTATTAAGTTTATGCGTTTTAAGAATATTGTTAGAGTTAGTCATGAACTTAGTATGTTGAAATTGAGTAGTTTTAATTATTTTGATAATGTGGAATTTATTTTGGGTCCTCCTGGTACTGGTAAGACCACTTATTTTAAAAATAATTATTTTAATAGTAATTTTGGTAATAGGATTGTTTATTGTGCACCTACTCATAAGTTGGTTCAAGATATGGATAAGAGTTTAGGTTTAGATAGTAATGTTAGTATAATTGTTTCTAAACATAATAATAGAAATTATATTAATGTATTGAATGATATGTCTTGTAATATTTTTCTTGGTACTATAAATGTATTGCGTCCTATGGTTGGGTGTGTTTTGTTGATTGATGAATGTAGTTTGTTGACACCTAGTCAATTGTTGAGTGCAATTGTGCGGGTGCAGCCGAGTAAAGTAATTATAGTTGGTGACCCATTTCAGTTGGCTCCTGTTTTGCCAAAGGTAGATTTTTGTTGGGATTATAAAAATTTTTATATATGTAAGTTGGTTAAGAGTAGTAATATTAAAGTTTTGGATTGTTGTTATCGTTGTCCTAGTAATATTTTTAATTCTTTTGCTAAAGTTTATTATGATAGTAATATTTCTATATATCCTTATAGGCAAGGAGGTATTTTTGAGTTAGTTAGGGCAGATTTTAGATTGAATAAAGATTGTATTGATGTTAAAATTATAGATAAATTAGCTAGTCAGGTAGACGTTATATTGTGTAATTATAAAGCAGCAGTTTTGTATGGTGTGAGTAAAGGGTATAATATTATGACTATAGATTCAGCTCAGGGTATTACTGTTAGTAATGTTGGTGTTTGTTTGTTTGGTCATACAAATTTTACTAGAGTTTTGAATAGGTTAATTGTTGCTTTTAGTAGAGCTACAGATAGTTTAATTGTTTATTGTGATAATTATATGTATGATTATATTAGTAGTAAAATGGTTGTTGATATTAACTGTGGTGTAGATTTACCAGTTAGTTTACAAACCAATTTAAATGCTAGTTTAGAAATTGTTAATAATGATATTTTTAATTTTGTTGATTTAGACTATTGTGTTAATAATGTTGCGTCTTTGGCTGTATGTGATATAGAATTTTATCACGTTAAATATCATGATTTTAAAAATTTTCTTGGGATTGGTGAAGTTAGTTTATTAACTAGTCGTAATTTTACAACTTATTTGCGTCCTAGGTATATGAAAAATTTTATTGATGTAGAAGTTTTAAATAAAAATATTTTTGTTCCTAAGCCATGGCGTTATATGATGAAATTTTTGCCTAGTCGAGCTGTTAGTGATTGTAATTTAAATAAGTTGATTCATTTTATTGTTGAAACTTGTGATTATGATGTTAGTAATGTTGTTTTTGTATTGTTTAATGGTCGGCATGATTTGTCTGCTTTGCGGCAAATTTGTGTAAAAGCTTGTCGTTGTACTTTTTGTAATGATAAGGCAATTGTAGCTAATGATGTTTATAATTATTGTTATAAGCATTATGATAGTAGTGTTAAATTAAAATATTTAGTTAATCCTTGTGTTTATAATATTAGTGGTTCTTCAGCTTTGGCAGTTGAACATAGTTTAATTTGTGATGTTAATCATGGTGTAGTGCATAGTAGTAGTGTTGATTGTGTGTTAACAGGTTGTTTGTTGTCATCAATGTTAAAAAATAAGGTTGATGTGTATAAGTATGAAGGTAGTTGGTGTAAGTGTAATTATTCTGTTTATGATAAATTTAATAGGTTGTATGGTGATGTTTTGTATTATAAAAATAGTCGTGTAGATATAGTTTATATGCCCGTATCTAGAACTTGTGAAATTCCTAGTGTTCATAATTCAGATTATGTTATTAGGCCTGCTATGGTGCCTTATGGTTGTCACCCTAGTTCGAATATTCATGTGTGTACTATGTGTGTTCAACATTTTAAAGAGTTTTATTATATTCAGTTGGAGTATTTGAAGATGGGGTTCGAGTACCGTGGTACATGTTCTTTGCAGGCATTGACTAAAGTTGATTTAGATTATAAGTTAGATTGTGAAGTTTTTCTTGTTGATGGGGTTACTTATGTTCGGAGTAGAGGTAAAGTTTTAAAGTATTATAATAGTTTGGATGATACAATTAAACGTTTTAAGTTTATAGGTAATTATAGTTTACCATCAAGGTCGGTGTTGTATGGTTTGGGTGTTACTTGTACAGTAGGTATTATTTATGATGGTGTGCCTTTGAAAGATGTTGATAGTTTGAATAGTTTTGACGTTGTTTTGACTTATTGTGAATTAAGTGTGCCTAATAAACAAGTGGTGTTATGTATGGGTAATCCTAGTAGTAAATATGTTTGGCATAGTGATGAGACAGCTTCAGTTGTTTTGTGTAATAACGATTCAGTTTTTGTTAATAAGAGTGGTGTTGTTAGTTATAGCTTTCGTACAGTTGGTTTTGAAGTTTTTACAAATTTGTGGTCTACAGGCCGTTTTGTTAATAATGATCGTTATTTGTTTGAAGGTGAGGATGTAGTTAATCGCCATGTTGATTTAGGTGAGTATAATAATGTTAGTTATAAATTAGGTGGTGGCCATATGTTTCCTATGGCATTTCAAGGTGATTTGCAGTTTAAGAGTTTGTTTTATAAAGATTATGATGTTGTGTATAATTTGCAAATGGTAGGTGGCCGAGGTTTAAAGTGTTGTAATAGTGTTATTGATGTTCATGTAAAAAAGTTTTATGATTATGTTAATATGTTGTTGACAGAGAAGTTAGTTAGTTTAAAAACTGTTGTTTATATTGATTTTCAGGCAGTGCCGCTTATGTTGTGGGCAACAGAAGGTGTTGTTGATACAGTTTATTGTCAAGTTAAAGACGTTGTTGACCGTGGTTTTAAGGTTAATGACGATTATGTGATTTGGCGTCCTTATCCGTATAATAGTAGTGTGGAGTTGGAACGTCCAAAAGCTTATTATGTTCCAAGTTTTAGACTTAATCAATCTAATAATGTAACTAAATATGTACAATTATGTAAGTTTTTGGGTGATTATGTTAAGGTTAATAGTGGTAGTCGTATTTTAGATTTAGGTGCTAGTAGTGGTGAATCTCATGATTATTTACCAGTTGGTGGTATTGTTTTGGAACACTTTTATAGTAAGTGTTTTGTTGATCATTTTGATATTATTGAAGTTCATGGTAGACGAAATTGGTTAGGTGGTAAATATGATTTGATTGTATCTGATATATTTGTAGAAGGTGATGTAGTAGTTGATAATTATGGTTTGTGTTATGATTATGTAAAGAAATATTTAAAGTTAGGTGGTTCTATTCTTTGGAAGACTACAAGGCGTAATGGTTTTAAAAATGTAATTGGTTTTAGTCAGTATTTTGGTAAATTTCAAGCATTTACAGTTCGGTGTAATATGGATAGTACTGAAGTTTATTTGGCTTTTATTAATTTTAAGGGTTTTGATTGTAATGTTTTTGATTATGTTGATTATGATGTTTTAAATTCAATAGCTTTTGTACGTATGAATTATCAATTTATGGTGCGTGATAGTGTTTGGCCAATAGATTTTAGTGCAAAGTATTCTGCTTTGATTGGTGTATCTAAATTTTTGATGGGTAAAATGACTCCAGAGTTGTGGGGGAAAGGACGTTTTAGATGTTTAGATTGTTAATTTTATTTTGTAGTTTTGTTTTTGGTTTTACTGAAGTTTATGATTTGTGGGATAAAGTTGTTTGTCCACCAAATGTTAATGTTATTGATAAATTAACTAATTTGGATAAACTTGAAAGTTGGTCGCAAGGTGAAGGTGTTGTTAGTAGTAAAGTTTTTGGTTTAAAAGAGTTATTTTTTTATAAAGTTGTTAGTCGTGTTTATAGTGGTTTAGCTAGTAAAAGATATGTAGTTGGTAATAATATTAGTTATGATGGTATTTTAGTTAATGATTTAAAAGTAGTTGATTATAGTGGTGTAAGTGTAAAGAAGAGTATTTATCATCTTGGTTGTAATACACCTTATTATAATGTTAAATGTTTTTTATCTGATATTATTAATTTAACTCGTTGTGTTTTACCTAAGCACTATAGTGGTGTAGGTAATGTAGCAATGTTTGGTGGTAAGTGTTATTATTATAGTTTAGTAAATTTTTATTATTATTTTCAATGTAATTTTAATAAGAATGTTTTTAGTTGTAAGCGTAAAGCTAGTGTGACTAATAGTATTTATTATAATACTACATATAGTCTTGAGTATGATTATAATTTAGATAGGTTGAAATTTAAAGTAGGTCGTTATATCTATTTTCCTGATGTTTTGAGGTTTGGTCGTAGTTATAGAGTGGTCACTAAGGAAATGCAATTTAAAACTAATACTAATCATTTTGGTAAAGTGTACCAATTTGATGATGTTTCTTTTGTGGACCAATATTATTTACAACCTAGTATAAATAAGTATTATAATTTTATATTTGATTGTGATTGTTCACTATGTGCTGTTTTGTTATTTGGTGATATTGTTACTATAGTTAGGGATGGTATTGTTGTTTTTGATTTGTCGCGTGTTGATGATTTATCACTTTATTTTGTTAGGCCGTTTGTTAAGCCTGATGATGTTAGTAATGATGATTATGGTTTTGTTTATAATAGTGATTTGTCTATGTTTAGTGATAAGTATTTTCGATTTTTGTCGTTTTCAAAGAAATTGTTAGTTTTAACTAGAGGTTATTTGGGTCTTTATACTAAGCCTTATGTTTATTGTGTTGTACCTGTTACACCTATTGAAAAATGTGTGGTAGGTGAAAATAAGTATGTGTTTTCAACGGATATTGGTAAATTTGGTTATGATAACGGTGATTATTTTGACGATCCTATTTTTGTGTCATCTACGCAGACATTGAGGCCTACGTTAGGTAGTGTTAAGTTGGGTAATACTTATTTGTGGAATGGGTCATTTGTTGGTGTTAATTATAGTTTACCAACAAACTATGAAGTTGGAGACGTTAATTTAGTATGTAATGTTAGTTCTTTTGTTCCTGATGTTTATAAATATGTTTTGTTTAAGCTTAAACCAGTTGAATATGTAAGTTGTAGGATGTTATGTAGTGGCCGTGGTAGTGGAGAAAATTTTGGTTGTACTGAACAAGAAATTAAGTCTCCTTTGATGGTTCAGTGTCGTGAAGTAGTTAGACAAATACGATTGTTAACTGGTTCAAAGTTTATTAATGGTGAGGAGTTGGTATTTGTAGGTAATAGTAGTGTTGGTAAAATATTTAATTTTAATTTTAGTTTTATTGATGTTGTAATACCTCAACTTAAAGTTGGGTTGAATAATACTATGTTAGATGTTTCTAATCGTTTTCAAGAGTTAGAAAAGTTGTTTAAATATAAAGATAGTGATGCTGGTTATGAAGATAATGAGTATTCATTGGTAGATAGGGAGAAGGCTGCAAAGGATTTAGGTTTATTTAGTAGTTTGATGTTTAATGCTGACCGTGATATGAGTACTATTGCGGCTTTTCCATGGTTAGCAGGTTGGCGGTTTGGTAGACAAATTAATGTATTATCTTATACAAGTCGTTTGTTGGTTAAGACCTTGGTTGATATGGGAAAAGATATTAATAATAATTTTGAGTATGTTAGACAAGGTTTTAATTTGTTTAATAATCAGTTAGTTATTAATAGTAATTATATAAATGAAATTTTAGTTTTGTTAGATAAGTTTAGTGTTGTTAATTATAAAAATTTTGAAGCTTTAGGTTATTATATTAGTAGTGTTGAGTATATGGCTGCTAGATTGTTTGAATTTCAACGGTTGTTGAACGCTGTTAGTTTGTATAAAGCTAGGTTTGAATTAGAGTTTAAAAATTTAGCTTTGCGTAAGCAATTGTGTGATAAAGGTAGAGTTGGGTGTATGGATTTTAATGGTGTTTATATTAATCATGCCTATGTTGAAAATGATGATGTTGTAATGTTGTTAATTAATTATTTGAAGCCTAAGGCTTGCGATTATGTTGATATTAAAACTTATGTTTGTATAAACGGTGAGACGCAAGTTGCACCGTTTGGTTGTGTTTTTGAGGGTGTCCATTTAGTTAATAGAGTTGATTTTGGTTGGGCTAATTGTTCATTACCTTTAAAATTTAGGGGTTGTGATTATGAAGCAGATAAGTTGTTTGAATATCATATGTTGTATAGACCTTTTTTAGATAGTAAACCTAGCGATGTAGTTTTAGATAAATTGACTGTAGATTATAAATTAGTTGATGTTGATGTATTTCAAGGTCAAGTTAAGGATATTATTGGTAGTATACGTAATGTTACAACTATAGAAGATGTTGTTGAGAGTAGCCTTTATGGTGGTTGGTTAGATAAAGTTAATGAAATTACTGGTTTAGGTTGGCGTTGGTATCATTATATTTATGTTATTGTTGGTGTTTTGTTGTTTTTGTTGTTGATGCCTGCTATTGTAATGATTTTTAATTTGGTATTTCAATGTATTAAAATGACTAAGGTTCATTAGATTGTTGTTGAAAGAAAGTAGATTATTATGTATTTATATATTGTATTGGTATGTATTAGGTTAGTTTTTTCAGATGTTATTATACCTCCTCATGCCATGTTTGAGCATGAATATGGTTATACTGTAGAAGATGCGAAGTTGTGTAATGAGTTTAGTGATAAATTGTTAGTGCGTAATATTAGTGATGTGTTTTATGGTTTTGATTGGCGTAGTTGTAATGTCTATAATAATAGGAAGTTTCCTGTGAAATGTGGTCTTGTTAATGAGACATTTAATTATGGTATTTCAACGTTTAATTATGCTGAATATATGTATAGAAATGTTTTAGAATGGCAGCGTATTTATTCGCGTCCATTAAATTATAGTTTTGTTGATAAGTTGTTTTTTGAAGGTTATGGTTTTCCTAATATTTTGAATCGGGATTATGATTATGGTTTTGGTTTAGATTTTAAGTATAAGTTTTATAAAAATTTTTATAGATTGAATACTCAGTATAAGAGTGTTAATTTTGCTATAGGCCGTTTAGATTGGAGTAAAAAGAATTTTACGTTGCCTAGTGGTGTAAAATTGATATCGTTTTGTTCACCGTATTCTTCACCTCACTATGTTTATAATCAGACATTAGTTTTGATGGGTGATAATAGGAGGCTTGCGTTGTTGCGTGGTTCTACGTGGTCTAGGCAGTATAATTGTGAGAGTATTGTTACTAAGGCTGTTAATTTTGTTATTGTTGGTTCTAATGTTACTCTTTATGGTGTTACTTATAACTATATTTTGTTTAGTGGTAGGGTTGATGGCTATGTTGGTGTTGTGCCCTCTTGTATCGACTATTTTGGTGGTGATGCAATATGTGATGCGCAGATTAATGCTTGTAAAGAGGTTGAGAGATGTTATTTTGTTAGTGTTGGTAAGTTTAAGGGCAAAGGTTATGTTGAAGTTGGGCATCAAGAATTTTTTGATGTTTTTAGTGATATACAAGATGAAGTTGATTTTAAAGTTGTTCATAATAAAGCTGTTGTTGGTAAGTGTGTTAATAGTTATTATTATGTGTCGCCTTATAAGAGTAATAGTACTTATAATTATTGGGTACGTGTTGATGGTAATGTTACAACACGTTTATATGAGTTTGATAGTTTGTTAAGTTTTAGTCGTAGTTTGGTTAATTATAATGTTAGTTTAGTGTTATATAATATATTAGTTGGTAAATATTTAGAAAAAGGTTATAAATGGGTGAATGGTGTTCTTAAACGTAGTGATGTTTTGGTTATACAGTATGTTCAGGAGGCTTATGCTACTAATCCTGTGTTAATGATTGTAGTTATTGTTTTTGTGGTTGTTGCTTTGTTAAGTTTATTGTTTTCATATTGTTGTTCTAGGCCTTTACATAAGGTTGAGAAAAGGTTATTGTAATGTTTTTGTTAGAAATTATATTTAAAGTATTAGCTTTAATTATTTTACACCAACTGCTAACTTTGTACCTTAATGGTGCAAGTGCGTTACCAGTTGTGTGTGATATATTTGAACCTCCTTTTTATAGTTGTAGGTTGAGAGAGGATAGTTATGGAGAATTTACTACACGGGGTGCATAAGTTTAATAGAGATTTAATTAGTAGGTTGGTGCCTATTGAGGATGTAGTTCAGGTTGTTGCTTATTGTTTATGTATTACTGTTGTGTTTAGATGTGTTCTTTTTAAGTGGCCTTCTTTGCGTACTTTACCTTTTATTACTTTAGTTTATAATTTAATTGTTGTAATTCAAGTTGTTAGTTTGTTGGCTGTGTTTTTTCTTTTACCTAAGCCTAAAACAAGAATTCAAATATTTTTGTTTGTTTTAGTTGTGTTTATAAGTATTGTAGTAATATTGAATATAATTTATAAAGCAGTTATGTTTGGTTATTTTTTAATTAAGTTTAGAAGTTTTTCGATAGCTGTGTCTGGTGCTCATACTTTAGTTATTGATGGGCGTTGTTACCCTATGGTACAGGATACAGGTTGTATTGTTATAAAAAAAGCTGTTGTTAATAATGAGTGTTGTTATTATTGGGGTGATTATGTTTTAGTTGATAGTCCTAAACAAATTAGTTTTTGGACTTGGTCAGGTGGTGTTAGGTATAAATATTTTAGTAAAAGTAGTGAAAGTGATTGTGTATTTTTTATTTGGACTAGGTCTGGTGTTATGACTGTTTAAGAAAGGTTATTATGTCTGTTCTTAACCCAAATGCTCCAGCTTTTACCCCTGTTTATGTTCAGCCACCACGTTTTCGACGAAGACGTCGTAGGTTTCGTAATTTTAATTCGACAGGTGGTATAAAAAAAGTAGATGATAAAGTTGATAAGTTAGTAGGGAGTGTTAATAAATTGATTGAAGAGAATAAAAAGATTAAGTTAGATGCTAATGCAAAAGTTATTCCCCAATTGTTAACTGGTAGTATGTCTACGGCACCCCAGTTAATTATTATTCCAGAAAAGATGGGTGATGTCCGTCTTTCGTCGCATAAAGATGCTTTAGATTATCTTTATCGACATGTTGGCCGTTGCCTTAAAAATGGTAGTGGTAGTATTTTGGCCCATAATGGTGTCATTCAAATTGATTTGAGTTTTCCCTCAGGTCAATTGTCCTCTAATGGTGGTAGAGGTAATTCTAGTGAAGCCTAGAAAAATTCTCATATGTCTGCGCCATATGAGGGATTATGTTAGAGTTGTAAGAAAATAAGTATATTGTTGTTATATATTGCTTGTATTTTTAGATGTGTTAATATAACTGTTTGTTGTAAAATCTATTTTAATTAAATGAAAGAAGATGGTGCCTTCTGAGTGACTGAGTCACTCAATAGCTGTGAAAAGCTATCCTCTTGTACCTTATTGGTTGAAGTTAATTGCAAGAGAAAGAAGAAGAAAATGTATAGAAAGTGTAAGATGTTTTCTGAACGACGGCATGAGTGTCATAGTGAGTAGCGATACTCATTGTGCATGTAGTCGAGTAGGAAAGTACATCTGTGCCAAAGGCAATCACTTAAAATTCCTTGTGTAGTTGTGTTCAACACCACAAGTGTCCACTGATGTGAAGTAGCCCCGCTCTCAATTAGAGCGTTGTTATTGGCTATACCAGTTAAATCTGATGCACCTGGTTATCCTCTTACATTTATGTAATGATAGCTATAGGTTGAACCTGTTTAATTTGAGTCACCAAAATCACGGTGGGCATGGCTGCAAAGGAGTAATACTTGATGTAAGTACCTTTGATTAGTTATATGTAGTCTTTTGCTTTGAAGGTTTAAAGTAGTTATGTGGTCTATAAGAATTAAAGCAATTCGTAGCAACTAATGTGAAAAAAAATTAGTTTGTTATAAGACTCTCAAA